AATTCAATTGACAGAGTTATAAAGTTGTTACAAAAAAGTAAAGAATGGAATGATTTTACAAATAATTTAAATAGTTTGGATATGTTTACTATTGTTAAAACATTTTTATCAAGAAGAGAAAAAGAGTATGATTTTAATAATATTATTAGTAAAAATAATTATAACAATAAAATTTCTAATAGATTAATAAATGATAATGTAAATTTTGTAAATTATGAAAAAAAAGTTGTATTGTATGATGAAAAAACAATTGATTTTACATATGAAGAAAAATATATGATGTTACCATGTATTAGTTTAGTGTGTATTATTAGTGATATAGATTTATTTATCCATTCACTGTATACATTTTTAAAATGTGATTATCCACGAGATAAATTGGAATTTTTAATTATAGATGATAATGATTATGAAAAACGTATTAAAAAGATTTTACCGGATGATGGACGTATTAAAATTATAAATCTTACTAAAAAAAATAAAGATGATAATATGGAAATACCATTGGGTAATAAGTTAAATATGGGTATAAAATATGCTAAACATGATATAATTTGTCACTTTTTTGATACAAATATTTACTTTCCGGAAACGTTTATGAATCTAGTGAAATGTTATATTATATCGAATAAGGATATGATAGTATCAGGTGATATGGGTATTTATGAAAAAAATACTGGAATGTCATTTACAGTAAAAAAACCAGATTTAGGAAACATGATGTATACAAAAAATTTTTGGAAAGCATGTACCTTTATAGATATTGAAAATAACAAGGATGTTTTATTTTATAATTTTACATTTTTTAGAAAATCTTGTATTTTATATATTCCATTTTTACATTTTTCATTTAGATATACAAAAGATCAAATGGTAATATATGAATCATCTAAAGAAGTACCATTTTCTTTGGATAAATTGGTAAATGATAGTGTAAAACAATCTTTTTTAATTATTTAAACAACAAGAAAGTAATTATAATAAAAATGATGATATAAAAAAGTGTTTTTTGTGAAAATAATTTTTTAGATGTAGAATTATTAGCTGGATTAACAGGTACGCTAATTATTTTTTCTCTAGATACTAGGATTCTTTTTGTTGGATTATCCATATAATAAAGATATAGAAAATTATTTTTAGAAAATTATTTTTATTTTTTTTGCATAAACATAAACGCTATCCCACTTCCACTACTAACAATGAGAAAAATTACAAGAATAATAATTATTAAATTATTATCAGCACTTTTTACTTCTGGTTCTTTATAAACTGTATCATAGCCAGTTGGCACATCTAAAGCTTTAACAGAATCATCTTTTGAAAAATCTGTATCTACCCATTCGCCTTTTTTTTTTTCAGTATTTGATTGTTCAAAAATTGACTTTGGTTGTTCTGATGACACCTGTCCTCCCATAATTATTTATTTATATAATATAAATATATAAATAAAATATTTAAATTTGGATAGGAGTTTTTATAAATTTTCTATGAAAAAATATGATGTATGCATTTTTCATCAAACTATTCAAATCATTTACTTTTGATACATTTGCATCATTAAATGTATACCAATTATTATTTAAATTTTTACAACAACTCCAATAATGACCACCATTCAAGTCCCCATTATGATAATTAATTGCATAACAGCTATATATATAATTATTAGGATCATTTTTATCTGTAGAAACAAAGGGTGTTAAATCCAAATCTTCAATTGGAAAGTCAACGTGAGTCTCTATTTTTTGACCAGTATTTGTAAATCTTTTTAAATGAATAATAATATAATTTGGCAAGGACCAAAGAGTATTGTGTTTAGAACATCCATTTTTTTTACAAGAGTCGCAATTCCATGTATTAATTTGTTCATTTGAATTAAAGTATGATTCTAAACAATGTAATAATCTTGTACTTGTACAATTAGGAATATCTAAACTTATACAATTAAATGGTTCGAAAATAATATCGTTATAATTACAATGAATACAATTAATTTTAGTATAAAACATTCCATTAAACATTTCAATAATAAAAGAAAAATTATCTTTGTAAAATGTTTTCCATTGTTCCAATGACTTTTTAATAAGAACATCTGAATTATTTTTTGGTTCACCTTTAATATTCACCTCTATTTCATAAGATATACCCTTATGTAAAATATCTAAAATATACATTAAACACTCATGAGAATCTTGTTGCTCTAATTTAAAATATTTATTAATAAATTTGCCCAAATTTTCAAAAAATGATTTAGGTCTTAAAACTTGATTTGTTTCCCATATATTTGTTAATAAAGTAATATAACTCAAAACAAGATAGTATTCGTTTCTACGTTTATTTTCATAAGTTACATCTTCATTTAATTTTCTTGATAAAAAATAATCTGTCAATTTTAAACTGTGACTTAGACACTGTAATATAGAATTTAAAAAACATGTATTCCCTTGATTAATTAATCCACATAAACCTTTTTTTAAAAACGTTTCTTTTTTTAATACCAATTCATGATTTTTATGAAAATCATATATATATTGATTAGAACTATTTGCCATTAATTATAATAAAGTAATAATCATTATAATATTCAATTTATTTTTTAGATTAATATATATTTCTCCAATCGTTAGTCCAAGACCCAGCTAGAGGATATTATATAAATAAATTTGCAAATACTACATAATTTTTTTATTTATATATATTAGTAAAATGTCAAGTGGAGAAGTATGTTTCACATCAAACATGTTTAATGCATATCTATTTATATTAATCATATTAGTAGTATTTATCATGTATATTCAAGTAAAGAAAACAGAAGAATTAAGTAATGTAGAATTAAATACTTATTTATCTAAAAAAGAATTAGTTGACAAAATTAAAAATTTACAAGATAAATTGTATAATTCAGAAAAAAACGAACAAACATGCCAGAGTAATCTTTATGAAACTCGTCAATTTTTAAAACATCAAATTTATAATCAACAAGTTAAACCTATGCATGCAAGAGATAGAATTAGACAACGGATTATAGATCCATTAGAAGGACCAGAAAGAACATATGCTGGAGGTCGAATTAATATTCCCGCATATGATGATTATCAACAAATAGGTTTTTTACATAACAATAATGAAAGATACCCATTGTACGGACGTCCAAAATATTCTGGACGCACAGATAAATATGAATATTATATAATAGATGAAAGTCGAAACAAGTTAAAAATACCAATTAAAACAACAAATTATAATGAAATATATGATGGGGATGATGTAAAGGTTGATATTTTAAATAATATGTTTAATGCAAAAATTTATGATTATGATTCTATAAGATATAACCCGAATATATAACGTGCACAAACAATTATAATTTTGCTTCTATAATAGTAGTACTTTCATTATCTGTAATGTACGCAATGCGTATTAAATTATAATTTGATAGTTCTTGTATATTATTTGATACATAATTTAATTTATATAATCCGTCTCCATCTCTTACAAGATCACCTAACGTCAATTGTTGATTTGTTTTATCGTTATATAAATATGCTATGTATTTACCCTTTATAGTATGTACAGTATCATATACATTACCTCCTATTTCATATAAATTACAAACTAATTCTAATCTAGCAGTATTATCATTTTTATATATATTAGCTTGTCCAGACAATAATATATTTGTAATTTGATTAGTATGATCTGGTGGTAATAATTTTAATTGTTTATATTTTGTAAAATTAATAGTTGAATTTTCAAATGTTTCAATGTTATTTTCATTATTGCAATATTCACATTTTACATTATTGTTTTCTGCATAAATTTCGTCATAATTATTTGTATAATTTTCATATATAGGATTATTTGGTTCTCTATAATTTATATTACATACACATTTTTTATGATTACAAACACAATTTGCGCTCATCATGGTAGAATTATCTAATGCAAAAAGAGTGGAAACATTAAAAATAAGAATGCATATAAACGTGGATACTAAAAAAACAATAAAAATTATAAGGGGCAAATTGCTATTTTTATCAAATTTAATCTTGTCCATGTTTAATATTGTCTAATAAAATAATTCTATTTAAAAAAATAAATTATTATTTTATAATGAGTAAGAAACGTCTTCAAGAGTTAGTAGAAAAAAATTGTTATTTAGAAAAACAAAATGAAGCTTTTAAAAATAAAATTGAATCTTTAGAAAAAGAATTGGGTAATTTGAATGAAAATACTGTTATTTCGAGTATGAATGATATGAAAGAACAGTATGAAGATTTAATGAATAATTCCGTATGTAATCATAAATATTATTCGTTACATTCTTATTACAAAAGAAACTTGAATTTATTAAAATCTATTGATACGATTGGAAATGTTGTTTATGATAATGTTTTATCGTTATTATTATTTATAGATAATAATCATTATGACCAGGGATTAAAAGATAATAATATAAAACACAATTTAGGTAGTATTAAAGATAGATTACAATTGATTTGTGAAATTATAGGAAAAGAAGAACATGATGAGTGGTATGAATCAACTTGTGCAAAATGTATTGATATAGATTTTGATTAAAATATACTTATTAAATTATTAAATGTATCAGTATATAATGGATAATAATTATTATCAAGTGGATCGTAATAGAAATAAGTAAAAAGTACAAGAGTATTTGCTTTATGATAAATTATGTTTAATTTAGATTTGATTTCAAATAAACAATTCATTAAATTGTCGGATTTACAATATACAAAATAATTAAAATAATTTGTAGATGCAGTGTAGTATTTTTTCTTATGATGCAATTTTACTTTGATATTTATATAATTATTATACATGTAATATATAAATAAAAAATAATTTCTTTTAGTTAAAAATTATCACAATCGAATGAAATTTTACGATCGATTTCAGATGTACCAACATAAATTACCTGCTTAAACCCATCATATTAAACACATTCATAACCGAATGGATTTTCTGATTTAAAACTCGGTTATAATTTCCGAATATTTGTTAAACGTAATTTGGTTAAGGCGTTGAAATTTCATATTTACAACCATTTATTATTTCTTTATTTTTAATAATACATCTTAATTTTTCAAGAGTAATATTTAATTTTGTATATACTTTTTTCATACTATCATATATTACAAACGTATTATTTTTTATATCTATTTCTTTAACTTTTTTACTATTATTTTTATTTTGAGTATTATTTACATATTCCCATTTATATTTATCACATACTCTATTATTTTTTATACAATTTCTTAGTGTTTGACGGCATATTCCGCGTTTATCATATAATTCTTTCATAGTTTGATAAATTATAATTTCATTTGTTTCTATATTTATTTCTCTTATCTGTTTACTATTATGAATTTCATAATTATCAAATTCATCTGGTATTTCATCATTATAAGATGATTCATTTACATAATAATAATCATTTAATATTTTTTCTTCTTCAATGTATTTATTTAATCTGACAAGTCCTATATGTAAACTTTTACATAATTCAGATTTTGTTGGATATAGTTTTACAAACTTTTTATTTTTATCTAATTCAACAACTCTTTCTATCTTGTTAGTTTCTAAAATTATTTTATTTGTTGGATTTATTTTTTCACCGGTATAATTCCATCTAAAATTTTTATACACATTATTTTTTTTTATACTTCTATATATTCCATTATAACTAAAATTAGATTCTGGATTTTTAATTATTATAGAATTAATACAGTCATATGTTTCTAATACATTTAATGTTGTAGGATCTATTTTATCAACTTGTTGTTTTTTATATATTCTATCTTCAATTATTTTCGGCTCTTCAATAAATGGTGTGATTTTGTTGTCATCTAATTTATAATCTAATATTGTTTTTTCTAATTGTTCTATTTTATTTTTTAGTTCATTTACTATTTTATCATCTTTTAGTAATAATTGTTGCTTTAATTCTATATTTTCATTTTCTAAATCTATAATTTTATTTTTTAATTTTATAATTAAAAGTTTGTCATTTTCAACATCTTTATTTAATTCTATTAACTTATTCTTAATCATCTGTATATCATTAACTTTTAATAATTCCGTTTGTTGTTTACCATTGATTGTTCTTTTTACTCTAAATTTATATTGTTCCAAATAATCTATTAATAATTTTTCCAACATTTTATTATCTTTACTTTCAATACAATATACTAATTCTATATCTTCACCAATTTGATTTTTATGCGTTCTTAATCTTGTTACTATATCATCTGTATAACCAAATTTATATATAATTTCATCGTCGTTTGTTATTTTGATTAAATATACTAAACATCGTTTATCAAAACTATTTTTTAATGTTATTTCTACTTCTCTTTTTTTCTGTAAATCTTTATTTATTAATTGTGTATCTTTTTCTAGTAATAATTGTTTTTGTTGTTCTAGTTCTTCTTTTATTATTTTATTATGTATATTCTCTAACTTTACATAGTATTTTCTTATTTCTTTTCCTTTATCTGTTTTTGCTAACATACATAAATTTTTGAAAGTATCTACATTTAACATCACATCTTCTTTATTAAAGCCTCCTTCATTTTTGCGCTTTTCCGTATGGAAAAGCGCGATTTTATAGTCTTCATCCTTAGTAAAATTACTTTTTATGGTCTTCATTGCATTTCCTTTATTAGCAAATCCAATCATTTTAAATACATTTTCTAAGTTAATTGGATAATCATCAGTTGGATGATAATTCATATAAATATATAAATTTGCTATATACCATTGAGATTGCTGTTCAGTAAATTCTTCATTAAGAATTTTTATCATATTAGATTGATAGTCATCACTTAAACTAAGTGTAGTATTACTATTACGTACTAATTCTGTAAAATTAATAGATTCAGGTGTGATTAATTCACTAGGTTCTTTTTTAATTAAAATATTCATCTTAATATTTATATTATATTAAATATAATTATTTTTAAATAAGATTTCGAACGTACGGATAAAAACTACCAGAACACGCAACTTCTACATACGGAAAAGCAGCTTTTGAATCGACATTTTGTTTTTTTCCAGGGAGAAATGAAGTTGAATATATTGACTCGACAAATATGAAAATTTTTATAAAAGTAAATATTTTCATTTTTAATAGTTAAAAGTCGTCGCAATCAAACGAAATTTCACGGTCAGTTTCAGAAGTGCCAACATTAGCTCTAGAATATTGACTGACAGTGGTTTCAAAAAAGTTACCTTTTTCATTAAGACTGATCATTTCCATAAAGGGGAATGGGTTTGGTGTATTATAAATTTTATTATAACCAAGTAAAACTAACCATCTATCAGCTACCATTTCAATATAATCACTCATTAATTTACAATTCATACCAATAAGAGAGACAGGTAACGATTCTGTAATAAATTCTTTTTCAATGTCAACAGCATCTTTGAAAATAGCGTGTACAGTCTCTTCACATAAACGATTATCAAGTAATTTGTATAAAGTAATAGCAAACTCGGCGTGTAGATTCTCGTCGCGACTTATAAAACTATTAGCAGTGGATAACCCTGGCATTAGACCTCTACTTTTTAACCAGTAAATAGCGCAAAAAGCTCCAGAGAAGAAAATGCCTTCGACACAGATAAAAGCTAAAAGTCTTTGTGCAAAACTTGGCCTATCTTTTAAGAAAAAGTCTAATGCTTCATTTACATTTTTCATATCTGAATGTAAATTTTCATAAACTAGTTTTAAATTTTTAATACCGGATAGTACATTTTTTGGCAAACCGTTTATCAAAGTATTTCCTTCTTCAATCCATTTAATAGTCCATTCTGCTTTCTTCTTAATTGCGGGAATCGTTTCAATTGCATTAAATAATCTAGCCTTTTCTTTAGAATCTATAATATATGTATCAATTAATAATGCATACGTTTCGGCATGAATAGACTCAATCATCATTTGAACAGTATAAAATTGACGTGCTTCAGGGATTTGTACTTCATTATAAAAATTAGCTACAAGATTTTCATTGACTATACCATCACTTGATGCAAAAAAAGCAAGAATATTTTTTAAAAAATAGCGTTCGTTATCATTAAGTTTATTATTCCAATCAACAAGATCTTCACCCATTTTAATTTCTTCTGCAGTCCAAAAAGTGGCTAAATGTTTTTTATAATAGTCCCAAAGAGACGGGAATTTAATAGGAAAAACTGTATATCTGTCACTGCCTTCTTGTTTGATAATCGATTCCATCTTTATTTTTTATAATATACTATAATTAATTTATTTTTTTTTTAATTTTATTTGTATTTCTATAATTAAATTTAATCGTTAATAGTAATAACACTCTATTATATGCAAGTGGCAACTCGAGAACTTCACTTGAAAATCATAGGTTATTTTGGACACTGTAATTTAGGAGATGAACAATATTTAACATCATTTAAAGAGATCCTAACGACATTTATGCCGGTAGATCAAATTTATACTGTTGATTTTTATGATTGTGATAAGATAAAGGATTATAGTTTTAGTGAAGATGATATTATTATAATAGGTGGCGGAGATGTGTTGAATGATTATTTTTTAGATAAAATTGCATCTCAATTCACTGGTGCAAAAAATAAAATATTAGCTGTTTCAGTTGGTTTACCTTTTAAATCAGTTTTAACAAATACAAATAAATTAGATATTATAGATTATATATTCGTTAGGACATTGCAAGATATATCTCTTTTTAGCAATTATTTTCATCCTCATAGAATTTGTTATCTTCCGGATATATCTTATATTTTAAATGGTATTAATTATAATCAAGATTTAGAGCAGTATTATGTATCAAGATTTGAAAATATTAAAGAGAAAAATAATAAATTAATATGCGTTTCCTTATCTATGCATATGCGCAATAAAAATTATAACTCAGATTATGTTAATATAGTAAATAAATTAGCTATGTTTTTTGAAAATTTAATAACTCAATATAATTATCATATTGTATTTTTACCATTTAATGACAATTCTAAAAATGATGGAGAAAATGATCTTTTAATACATAGAGCGGTCATTAATAAGATAATGGAACTCAAGGAAACTGTTACATTTTCTAATATAACTTTTATAGATAAAGTATTGCCTTTTAATCAAGTTTTCCAATTATTAAAATATATAGATTATTATGTCGCAACACGTTTTCACGCTTGTTTATTTTCAATTTATACTAATACACCGTTTTTACCCATTTATACAACGCGTAAAATTAGTAATTTATTAAAAGATGTAGATTGGCAACACGGATATGAAATGATAATGAATGAACAGTTTATACCAATTGATATTATAGTTGACAAATTAAAGGATTCGTTTATAAAATTAACTCAAGATAATCAAACGTATTATACATTGTCAAATGCTAATAATAATGTTTTTTCTAAATATTTGTATCTAAACGCAGAAACATTAATTAATGTTATCTTTGACAAAAATTTAAATGATTCACCATATAAAAGTATTATCAATACGCAAATAAATGATGTTTACAATGCAGTACAAAAATTTATAAAAACAAAAGGTTATAGCGATTTTAGAGATGTAATAGAAGATGATTTGCAAAATATTATTGTTAGTATAGTATCATATAATTTAACAAAATGTATAGATTCTTCTTATAATTATGGTCTAAAAACAAAAATGTTTGATAAATTTTATAATTATGTAGAAGAATGGAAATGGATATTAAGTCATCACGAATATAAAACAGATTTGGTAAGTAATCCTCACGGATTATTTAATTTAAATTATATAGATCAAGTTGATTATTCTGGAACACATAGGTCGGGTTGGCAATATGTTTATAGTAATTTAACTTATTTACATAATGAAAATAGTGATTTATTATTTGATTTATATATAGATAGAACATTTCACTGGAATGCAGCTGTTAATAAAATATTAGGAATAATACCTTATAAACAAAGTTGGATGGGATTTGTCCATCATACATTCGATCATACATTTAGTGATTACAATTGTTATAATTTATTAACATCAAATGTTTTTATCGAATCATTAAAATATTGTAAAGCATTATTTGTATTATCAAATGATCTTAAAATAAAATTTGAAAACGAATTCAAAAAAATTGGCTATTATATTCCAGTATTCAATTTCATACATCCAACAGAAATCAATGTTTCTCAATTTTCTATCGATAATTTTAAAGAAAACAATGATAAAAAAATTATTCATGTAGGTGGGTGGTTACGAAATGTTTACGCATTTTATAATTTAACTATACCTAAACAAATTAAATTTTCATATGGATTTTCATGGTTTAAAAAATTAAAAGGTGAAACTATCAGAAAGGTTGCTTTAAAAGGAAAAAGTAATAATAATTATTTTCCATTAGATGATTTCAATGACAAGCTCCATAAAATATTAAGTGATAATATCATAAATTATTCATCAAAAAATATCAGTCAAAATATCAGTCAAAATATCAGTCAAAATATCAGTCAAAATATCAGTCAAAATATCAGTCAAAATATCAGTCAAAATATAAATCAAAATACATTTTTAATTAAGAATAACTGGTATAAACATTTTTATCAAGATGTAAATAATAAAATAAAAGGAGTTGATTTTATACATCATTTAGAAAATGGTGATTATGATGATTTATTAACAAAAAATATCGTATGTATTATACTTGTAGATGCATCTGCTGTAAATACAATAGTTGAATGTATTGTTAGGAATACACCTATTATAGTTAATAAAATACCTCCCGTAGTTGAATTATTAGGTGAAAAATATCCATTGTATTTGAAAGGTGATCATATTGATTATGTTAGTTTAAATCAAGAATTTGGAGCCTTATTAAGTAACCCTAATCGAATAAAAAATGCATATAAATATCTAACAAAATTAGACAAGACAAAATTTTCGATAGATTATTTTGTAAATGAATTTTTATCAGTAATTAATAAAATCAAGTAAAAAACATATTAATAAAATAAAAGGTTATTATTAATGAAAATACAAACACCATTTACATTTAAACAAATTGATGATATTAAAAAAATTACAAATAATGAATTATTATATTTTAGAAAATGCATAAAATTAAATGAAATAATAAAAGATGTAGACTGTACAAAAAAAGATGTAGAATATTTAATAAAAAGAATGGATGTTATAGAAAATAAACTAGATATTTTGTTGAATAAAAAACAAAGTAAAAATATATGGAAACGTTTTTTTTATAAAAAATGAAAAATTATTTATATTATATAAGATATAAATAATGACTACGCAATTTAATACGATTACAGGTAAAAGAGCAATTTATTATCATACTTCATGGAGTAATTACGCAAGAAATTTTCAAGTAAAGGATATTCCAGAAGATGTAATGGATATTTCTTATGCATTTTGGGATGTTAAATCTGATGGAAGTATAGTAACATTAGATAGTTGGGCGGATACAGATAAAAGATACATTTCTAGTGGCGTTGAACCATTAGATAATTGGAACGATACAAAAAGTACTTTTTTTGGTAATTTTGGTCAATTTAAAAAATTATTAGAATCAGGAAGAAGATTAAATATTACTTTAAGTTTAGGCGGTTGGACAAATTCCAAATATTTTTCAGATATGGTTTCGAAAGAAGTATCAAGAACAAATTTTGTAAATAATTTGATTGATATTTTTAAAAAGTATCCTATTTTTAATGGTGTATCAATAGATTGGGAATATTTATCAGATGATGGGATTAATTATGGTAATACTGGTAATATAGTATCCAAAGATGATAGTAAAAATTTTATCCTTTTATTAAAACAATTAAAAACAGAATTGAAATTACATAATATGGGCCATTATACTATTGCAATGTGCTGTACTGCAGCTCCAGAAAAATGTAAATTTAATGTAGAACAAATCCATCCATTAATTGATCAATTGCACGTAATGACTTATGATTTTTGTGATGGTAATTGGGGAGATAAAATAGCAGCATTTCATACTAATCCAAGAAAATCAAGTTTTGGTAAATGGTCTTGTGAAGAAGCGGCTGATTATTATTTATCGAGAGGTGTACCTTCTACAAAAATTTATATAGGGGCTGCGTTTTATAGTAGAGGATTTTCAAATACAGATGGACCAGGAAAATCTGCTAGTAGAGGATCACCTGATATGTCATGGGAAAATGGTATCGTAGATTATAAAGATCTTCCACAGATTGGCGCAACTGAATTTATTGATAAAGAATCTAAATCATGTTATTCATATGATCCAATTAAAAAGGTTTTAAACTCCTATGATAATAAAGATTCTATTATTGAAAAATGTAAAATTGCTTATGAAAAAAATTTAGGCGGAATTATTATTTGGGAAAATTCTGGAGATGTTAAAAATTATAAAGACTCTCGTTGTTTAACACGTGCATTGAAAGATAATCTTACACATGGGTATCCAGAATTTAAATCAACCATTAAACCACCAATTGTAAATCAACCAACAATTATAAATCCATTACCATCTATTCCTGTGTCAGTTGGTCCTCCTGTGTCAGTTGTTCCTCCTGTGCCAGTTGTTCCTCCTGTGCCAGTTGTTCCTCCTGTGTCAGTTGTTCCTGCTGTAGTCCCAGTAATTCAGCCAGTTGTTTCGAGTATTCCAGCAATAGTAAATATTAAACCAGAACCTGAAATACCTATTTTAACTCAGATTCCAATTTCATTAAATAATTTTTGTAATTGTTGCGAAAAATGTATATGTAAAAATTTAAATGGATTAAAAATAACTCTTGATGTAGACGTAACAAATAAAAAAGTTGTAAATAATAAAGTCGAATATAAATAATAAATAACAATAAATAACAATAAATAACAATTTATAACAATATATAACAATTTTATATTTTTTTTGTTATATATAATTAGAACAATGTCAAAAAGAGTGATTGACATAACTAATGATTTAGAATATGTCAATGATTATAATACAAATAGTACTAATACGAATTTACGCATTACGACAACACGGTTTGGCGAATTTATAGTTTATTCTACTAGTTCATCGTCATCATCATCAACAGGTAGTATAGTTGTTTTAAACGGAGGTATTTCTATAAATGGAACAGAAAATGCATCTTCATCAAGTGCTGGTGGATCATTGACAGTTGCTGGAGGAGTAGGAATTGCTAAAAATCTTATGGTTTCAGGAAATGTATCAACTAGTACTGTAAATGCAAGTGGTGATATAAATTTTTTAGGAAATTTATACAAAAACGGTATATTATTTGTTGGAAGTGGTGGAGGAGGTAGTGATATCGTAGCTACAACAAGTACTATTACAAATATGGTTGGTACTAATATGACTTTAGGATCACTTTTTATAACAACTGGAAACATAATTGTATCAGGTGGTACATTGACAGTGTCAGGAACAATTAGTGGAGCAACATTAGTAGGAACGACAATCACAGGTGGTACAGTAGCTGTGTCAGGAACGGTAAGTGGAGCGACATTGGTAGGAACGACGATAACAGGTGGTACATTAGGTATATCAGGAACGATTAGTGGAGCGACGATAACAGGTGGTACAGTAGCTGTGTCAGGAACGGTAAGTGGAGCGACATTGGTAGGAACGACGATAACAGGTGGTACATTAGGTATATCAGGAACGATAAGTGGAGCGACGATAACAGGTAGTACATTAGCTGTTTCAGGAACGGTAAGTGGAGCGACATTGGTAGGAACGACGATAACAGGTAGTACATTAGCTGTGTCAGGAACAATTAGTGCAGGGACTTTAAGATTTTTAAATTCTGTAGGAACCAATGTGACATTAGGTGGGTTAGTAGTATCAACTGGAAATTTATTCGCTCAATTGATATCAGCGAGTAGTTTAGCTGTGTCAGGAACAGTAGGTGGAGCGGTAATAACAGGTGGTACAGTAGCTGTGTCAGGAACGGTAAGTGGAGCGACATTGGTAGGAACGACAATAACAGGTGGTACATTAGGTATATCAGGAACGATAAGTGGAGCGACGATAACAGGTAGTACATTAGCTGTTTCAGGAACGGTAAGTGGAGCGACATTGGTAGGAACGACGATAACAGGTGGTACATTAGCTGTGTCAGGAACAATTAGTGCAGGGACTTTAAGATTTTTAAATTCTGTAGGAACCAATGTGACATTAGGTGGGTTAGTAGTATCAACTGGAAATTTATTCGCTCAATTGATATCAGCGAGTAGTTTAGCTGTGTCAGGAACAGTAGGTGGAGCGGTAATAACAGGTGGTACAGTAGCTGTGTCAGGAACGGTAAGTGGAGCGACATTGGTAGGAACGACAATAACAGGTGGTACATTAGGTATATCAGGAACGATAAGTGGAGCGACGATAACAGGTAGTACATTAGCTGTTTCAGGAACGGTAAGTGGAGCGACATTAGTAGGAACGACGATAACAGGTGGTACATTAGGTATATCAGGAACGATTAGTGGAGCGACATTGGTAGGAACGACGATAACAGGTGGTACATTAGGTATATCAGGAACGATTAGTGGAGCGACGATAACAGGTGGTACATTAGCTGTGTCAGGAACGGTAAGTGGAGCGACATTGGTAGGAACGACGATAACAGGTGGTACATTAGGTATATCAGGAACGATAAGTGGAGCGACGATAACAGGTGGTACATTAGCTGTGTCAGGAACGATAAGTGGAGCGACATTAGTAGGAACGACGATAA